TTTTTGTCAACGTCTTATGCGGAGCGCTCACCGTGAGTCGTTTCTCAACTCTATTTCTCAATTGAAAAAGGGTTGTCCACGACCACAGAAAGCGTTACTGCAGCAGGCAGTTGATAAAACGACCAAGGCACTTACCAGCGTTCCTTCCTCCTTACCTAAAGAGGTCTTTGCACTCCGTAGTTGGGCAGATGTCTCCGAGTCCGGAGGCCACTTCCCTTCGTCCCTTACTTTAAGTAAAGGAACGATGGAGAGTGAGCTCCGACGCACTGTTCGTGAGATCTATCAAGGGAAGAGTTATACTCGGAATGATCGGATTAATCCAGTCTTTCCTAGTACTTCTGCTTCCTATGAGGATCCACGTTCAGTTGGTGGGGCATTCCGCTCGCTACGTGAGTATGCGAAGAACCTCGGCATCCTTAGCTTAGGAAAGTCGCAGGTTGACTTTGGCTCGTTAGCCATGCCAGAGGAAGAACATATTGGGGCTCAGAGACAAGTACGTGTAGTAGCCGACGTTTATCGTTTGGAGGAGTCCTATGAGCAATTATATGACGCAGCACTCTATAGTGCGGTGCGGGAGCGACCTTATGTCAAACCCGTAGCGTTGGCCGAATCTTTGAAAGTTCGGGTAATTACTAAAGGACCCCCTCTCACTGGTTACGTCCTTAAACCTTTACAGAAATTCCTTTGGAAGACTCTTGTTAAGCATGAGTCTGGAGTTTTTCAATTAATCGGTTCGCCGGTTAATCGACAAATCATCCAGAAACAGCTTGGTAAGTCTCTTCGACAGAATGAGTTCTATCTATCTGGTGATTATTCAGCTGCGACTGACAATCTGGCCCCTTGGGTGTCAGAATGCATAGCAGATGAAATCTCTAAGACGATAGGTCTTTCTCCGGAGGAATCTGTATTGTTTAAGAGGCTACTTACTAAACACGTGTTTGTTGATGAGGATAAAAGGGCAACACCACAGCAGTGGGGACAATTGATGGGTAGTGTCGTTTCATTCCCTATACTATGCATTGCTAATGCGGCAATGTGTCGCTGGGCACAAGAGTTGGCCTATCTCCGGACTTTTAGTCTACGGGATAGTACCATACTTGTGAATGGCGATGATTGTGCATTTAGAACAACTGCAGAGGGTTTGAGAATCTGGAAGATTATTACAACGTTCGGTGGCCTTACTCCGTCTGTCGGAAAGTTCTTTGCGTCTCGTGAATTTGTTCAGATTAATTCTGAAAATTTCATTCGACTTGAAGAACCCGAGAGAGAGGCAGACCAGTCTGATGGCTTTGTACGAAACTGGCACTTCCGTGCCGCCAAATACGTAAATTTAGGCCTCCTTTATGGTTTGAAAAGATCAAATCAAAAGGTTGGGTTAAATAACGTAGTTGGTGGTATGGAAGGGTTGGGCGTACGCTGCCGACAGTTGATTAATAGTTGTCCAGAGGAACTTCAAGAGAATGTTATGAAGAAGTTCTTACGACACCACCGCTCAATCCTGGAACGAACAACTCTTCCGTGGTTCATACCAGAGGCGTGGGGTGGCATAGGCCTACCTCCGTTGGTTTCTTACAAATACGAAGACGTAGATGATCGTCATTTAATTGATCACATTTATGGACCAACTGAACTCGATTTAAGAGTCGTTGCTCGTATTCGCGAGAAACCCGACGTGTTTAAGGTAAGGCCCCCGCCGATGGATGCTCCGTGGGACATTTATAAATATGCTAAGTCCGTACTACCTATTTTACCGTACGAAGGCGTCTTTTCCAAAGATGATCTTGAATCCTATGATAGGACCATGACCATGTTGATGATGGACGCTTTCTTATCGTGTAAAGAGCCGTACGTTGAGAAAAGCAAAATTTATAGAACAGTTTTGCGGAATAATGAGAAGGTTTGGCAACGTGCCTTGCATGAAGGGAATCTCCCTCGACCACTCAATTATTCAACTCTACTGGAACGTCCGTTACAGGAAACCGCATTGCTGGTTGATCTAATAGGCATTAGGGTATAGATCACCACCTACAACAAAG